TCCTCATCACTAGTTAACCATTCATTCGGATTGTCCTTCCAACTTTTTGGAGCATATGGGGCATGGGTATTATTCAATATTTCACCATCTAAATTATTTTCCATAAATTTTTGCTTTATCCAACATCTTTCTGTAGAACAGACCCCTTTTAAAATATTTTTTAATTGTTTCCAGATTTCTCTAGTGTCATTTGTATGTATTTCTTTATCTGGATGACGCTTATTCCACATTTTTTTAATTTTCTCTAATGAATTTTTACTATAGCAAGTATATTGTTTTTCTTTGTTAGCACTACAATTTAATTTTCTAAATTTTTTTTTTGTTTTTATTTTATTCTTTCTTTTCTTAATTGTTTTATTATTTCTAACAGATTGTCCCATTTATATATTATCTATATTTTTCTTTTTTACTCCTTTATATCTAAGATGTGGTTCTTGTAAATTAGCTTCTCTTTTATTTGGTAATATTTCTCTCTTAGTAACATTTTTAACTTTTACAAAATTATCTAGACTTATTGTTTTTTTTTCTTCTTTTAATAAAATATTATCAATATCAAGATTATTATTTAATTCATTATTACCTATATTAATTATATTATTAGATATATCCAAGCTATTAGTTATATTATATTCTTCATAATCTTCTTGTAAAATGTCTCTTGTATCATTAAATTTATAATCTTCTATTAAGTTTTTTATAAAATTTACACAAGCTAGTTTTGTTTTATCATTACTAGTAATTTCAAATGTTTCACTTGTTATATCTTTACATATATCTTTTATATATTGACTTATTCTTTTTTTATAAAATTTAACATCATCTTTGAAATCTTTACTCAAAATACTATTATTTTTAATTATTTGACTTTGTAAATTTGGATTTAATAAATATTGTATTGTTATATTTTCTATATATTTTTCAGAACTCATAATATTTATTATTAATTTTAATTATTATTTATAACTATTAAAATAATAATTACATATTTTTCAATTGTTGTCTTGTATGATTATAAAAATTATCTCTTCCTAATTTCCCTAAATATCCTAATTCAGTATTATTAAATTTATTTTCTACAAATAAATATGGAAATTGTTGTATTTCATTTTGTTTTTCAATAGGTTGTCTATTATATAAATCACTCGATGAAGATGGAATATATTGACTGGATGTTGAATTTGATCTTGGATATAATTGATTTCTTAATACACTTTCACTATTTACATTTGATGCAAATTCGCTCCATTTTGTTTTATACCCCATTTTAATACTATCATTTTCAAGTTGTTTTGTTATTGGATATTTTTGATATTTTGTGCTTTGTGAGCGTTGTTCAAATACAGGATTAAAATATGTTAATGGTGTATTTCTATCAAATATTCTTTCATTGAGTTCTTCAGTTCTCTCTAAATTACATAAATAATTTGTTCTTCTTTCACTCATATATATTTTATACTATTATAATAAATCGTCTTAAAGATATAAATTTGTTAATATATTAATATATATATGTGTGGAATATTTGGATTTTTAAATAATTCGTTAACACCAGCTAATGTTATCAGTAATAAAATAATTGAAAATTGTTTTAATAAAGGAAAGCATCGAGGTCCAGATAATTCATCAATTACAAAATTAAATAATCTTACTTTTGGATTTCATCGTCTAGCAATTAATGGATTAGATACTATTTCTAATCAACCAATTGTCATTGATAATATATATCTAATTTGTAATGGAGAAATTTATAATTACAAAAAAATATATGAAGAATTAAATATTATTCCACAAACTAATTCAGATTGTGAAGCTATTATTCATTTATATAAATTATTTGGTATTGAAACATTATTAAATATGTTAGATGGTGTTTTTTCATTTATTTTATATGATGAACCTAATAAAAAAGTATTTGTTGCCAGAGATGCTTTTGGTGTGCGACCTCTTTATATTCTAGGAAACACGGATGAAATAAGTAAAAGTTATAATACTGGATGGTTAAATGCTCATATTATTGGTTTTTCATCTGAATTAAAACAATTAAGTGATATTTACCATTATATTAATAATGTTACTGAAATTGTTACTCTTAATCAATTTACACCAGGAACATATATGGATTTTTCATTATCTAGTAATAATAAATGGTATCTTTCTCATCATAAACGTTTTTTCAATTATCCTCTAAATAATTTATCATATAAAGTTACAGAAGAAGCAATTACATCATTGATTAGTAGTTTTTTTACAGATGCAGTTAAAAAACGTATTGAAACAACAGAACGTCCTATTGCTTGTCTTTTATCTGGTGGCCTAGATAGTAGTATTGTAGCTGCTATTGTTTCCAAATATTATGATAAACAATTAGAAACATATAGTATTGGATTACCTGGTTCAGAAGATTTAAAATATGCTAAAATTGTAGCTAATTATCTTGGAACGAAGCATACTGAGATTGTTGTAACTGAAGAAGATTTTTTTAATGCTATTCCAGATGTAATTTATATGATTGAAAGTTATGATACAACAACTGTTAGAGCTAGTGTTGGTAATTATTTAGTAGCCAAATATATTGCTAAAAATAGTGAAGCAAAGGTTATTTTTAATGGTGATGGCAGTGATGAGTTAATGGGTGGCTATTTATATATGAATAAAGCACCTAATCATATTGAATTTGATAAAGAATGTAAACGACTTTTAACTGATATTCATTTATATGATGTTCTAAGAAGTGATCGTTCCATATCAACTAATGGTCTAGAACCTAGAACACCTTTTCTTGATCGTAAATGGGTTGAATTTTATCTAAATATTCCATCTCAGTTACGTTTCGAAAGTAACAAAAAACAAGAAAAATATTTATTTAGAAAAGCATTTGAAAATAGTAAATTATTACCACATGAAATTTTATGGCGAAGAAAGGAAGCTTTTAGTGATGGAGTAAGTAGTTTACAAAAATCATGGTATGAAATTATTAATGATAAAGTAAATATTATGAAGATTCCTATAAAAATTTATTATGATAATAATCCTAAAACAAATGAACAGCGATTCTATAGAGAATTATTTGAAAAATATTATAAAAATCTAAGTTATAATATTCCTTATTTTTGGATGCCAAAATATATTGATGCTACAGATGCTAGTGCTAGAACATTATCTATTTATTAATATGTAAAATTATTTTAATAACACTTATAAAATAATAATTATATAAGTATTATTTATATGAATTCTAACTTTTTTTTATATACTGGAATTATTTCTGGAATTTATACAGTATATGCTTCATTAAGATATTATTCTCTTACTGGTTCTAATCTTATTTCTTGTATTAAAGCTAAAAATTTTATAAAAAATAAAAAAATTAAATATGTTATTGATGTAAGAACAGATTTAGAATGGAATTCGGGGCATTATAAAAATTCATTACATATTCCTATTCAAAATATCAATAAAAATATTTTAAATAAAAAAATTCCAAATAAAAATAATGGAATCCTTGTTTATTGTAATACAGGTCAGCGTGCTAGAAATGGGGCTGAAAAAATAATATCTTATGGATATAAAAATGTATACTATATAGATAATACTTATGATTGTTTACAATAAAATATATATTATAGTAATAATATTTTTATAATATATAATGTTTGATTATTTGATTAAGATTACAGAACAAAAATGGCATCAAAAAATATATTATTTATTAAGTTATTTAACTATTATATTATATGTTATAGCATTTATTGGTTTATCATTCAGTTCTCCAAAATATTTATTACTATTACAAGAAATAATGAAAATATATATATCTATTATTTTAATATTAAGATTTAATCCATTTTATAAAATAGAATTTAATAAAAATAATTATGAATTTGATAGAAAAATAGCATTTGCTTCTGGTATATTTTTATTATTAACAACAGGTGTTACTACATATATCCGCTCTATTTTAGATAAAATAAAAATTTAATAAAATTGAATTGGTTTTTATTAAATTTTATTAAAATATAATTAAAATACTTAATATTATATTATGCTTTCACTTATATCAAACATATTTCAGTGTTTATATTATAGATTTAAAGGTGATTATGAATTACGAGTTATTGAGAGAATTAATTCAAACGAAACATTTGTTATGTATTTATCTGATGAAGAAAATGATTAATGTCTTATTGTCTTATTCTTGATTATTCTTCTTTTATAAGTTTTTCTATTATTATCATTAAGAAAAATTTTTATATGAGAAAATAATTTTTTACTAACTATTTTATCTATTTTATATTCTTCGTCGTCTTTTTTTACAACTCTATAATTATATTTTTTATATAAATTATTCATTTCTTTTATAAAATTTTCATCTATTAATTTATGTGAATTTATATATCTTTTAATCATCTCATTAAAATCTATATGATATAAATACGGTTCAACTTTAATATAAAAAACTTGATCATCTACCATTTGTTCGTGATATTGATCATCTATAAAACAAATCTTAATATTTTTTGGTAGTTTTACACATCGAAATAAATCATCAACACTTTTATTATGTGATGTTCTATTAAATTCAATCCGTTTTCCATCAACTTTAAATGCTGCTATTATTTTATCAAAAAATTTATTATTTAATTTATATTCAAAATAGTTTTTTATATTTTCTACCCAAGATTTCTCTCCTTGATTATTAGTATATATCATTACCTTATAACACTTCTTTTCTTCTTTTTTTATTGATATATATTTTAAAATAGATAACATATATGGTCTAATAAATTCTGGATATAAATCTAATATTTTAAAAAATTCTTCTTTTTCTATTTTTTTATTATAATATTCTTCTAGACAATCTGTAAATATTCCCAATTCTACAAAATAACCTAATGTTTCATCTAAGTCAAAAATAATTACACGATTATTATTAAGCATAATATAGCGTAAGAATTTTTTTTTTACAACAATTATAACTCATTATTTATAATTTATTTTTATATAAACAAATAAGAAGATTATATTTTTTTCTTTTTATATATTATGAATCCTACATATGAAGATTATAAGACAATTTTAAAGTTTTATAAAATCAAAAATATTCAAAACTTATCTAAAAAACAAATTAAAAAATATGCTGAAGATATATTAGCTGAAAAATTATGTAGTTGTATTAAAAAAGTTACTAAAAGTAATCAATTGCCTGAACCATCTGCAATAGCAATATGTAAAGATTCGGTTGTAAGACGGAAAAAATTAAAAATAAATAGATTTACATGTAAAAGCAAACCTAAACTTATTCCTAATAAAAAAACTAAAAAAAATATACAAAAAATTAAATAATATACAAAATAAATAATATTCTTATCTAAATTATTATTTATTTATCAATATATACTTTATCGCATACATTTTTTATTATTTTCTCTCTACATTCATTAATATCTGTACTACATTTTGTTATTAATCTTATATATTCATCTTTTAATCTATCATTATTCATATAATTTGGATTTGCATCAGTCCACTCTTTAATTGATTGTATTTGTTTATGTGATAATTTTCTTAATGCTAAATTCAATTCTTCATGTTCATTATCTTTTTTCCATGATGAATTTGTGCTTCCTGGGTCATCACTTTTTATATATAATGTTTCTCGTTTCTTATCTGTACAATGCATTGGTCTTTCATATAAAGATAATTTATTCATATTATCAATTATTAAATTAGTTATACCTTCACCCAATCCTTTATTTGATGTTGTTAATAGATTTTTGAGAGAAACTTCAATTGAATCTATAAATTTTTCTATCGAAATCGCATCTTTACATTGTTCGTTTAAAAATACATTTATATTAAATTTATTTTTAGTCATATTATTAGTTGTATTGTTAATTGTATTTCCTATTTTAGGAATTAACTCACATATTTGCTTTTGTTGTTCAAAAATAATATTTTTCATATCTTTATTATCATTTACTAAACTTAAAAGTAATTTTTTATAATCAACATTGTTTTCATCTATTATAAGCGAATTATTATTTATTTTATATATTTTATTTATTTTCTCTCCATCTTCTTTTATTTCATTATTTTTTTCTTCTATATTATTTGTTTTTTTTTCTATATAATCACATTTCTTTTTATGATTATACAGAGATGGTTTATGTTTATAAATTTTACCACATTCACATTTAAATGGTTTGGGGATTTTTGGGGATTTTTCATTAGTATCGTTAGTATTTTCATTATTTTTATGTTTAAGGGTTGTTAAATGTTTCATATAGTCTTTTTTATTACACGTATTATAGTTACAATATAAACATTCGAAAAAAATGGGGATTTTTGGGGATTTTTCATTAGTCATTCGTTAGTATAAAATACTAATAAAAAATCCCTAAATTATTTTAAAAAATTATTAAAAAAAAAGTTCAGTAACACTTTTTATTTTTCAAAAATTAAAATAAGAGCATTATGGTCTAAAGTCATTTTTTCGTTTTTTTTTGCCAATTCTCAAATCGAAAAATGAAAATTGGACATTTTTTTGTCCATTTTTGAAAAATGAAATTGAGAATTGAAAAAAAAGAACGAAAAAATGTAATTTAGCTAGGAGAAGAGCATAATTTTATGAAATATAGATTTTTACTAAAAATTATAAATGATAATAATAACAATATATTTTATTATATGTAAAATAATTAAAAATTTATTATATTATAATATTATAATATAATAAAATGAATAAAACAAAAATAAATGCAAAAGCGATGAATTTTGTAAAACAGAGAGATAATTTATTATTTAATGAAAATAAAAAAATAATAATTGACTGGTCTGCCAAAGCAGGATGCACTAATATTGTTACCATGTTTTTAAAATATATTAATTTATATAGAAATTTTGATTTAAAAAATCCAATTAATATTCATGATGAAAGATTAGAGTATTTAAAAAAAAATATGGTAACTGATAATATCATTTTAGATAATAAATATTTAAAAATTAAATTTGTTAGAAATCCTTATACAAGAGCAATCAGTTCTTATATACATTATGTTATTTTTTATAATGATAATGCTAATGCTATCTCGTTTTTTGATTTTTTAAATAATTTAAATAGTAATAAATACAAATATGATATTCATTATGCTAGCCAACATCATTTATTAGAAAAACAACAAAAAATATATAATGAAATTATAAAAATTGAAAATATACATGGTGAAATAGAGAGAATAAATAAAAAATATAATATAAATTTAGAATATAAGTCTGTTTCTAATCACCATTCTCAAAAAGATTTAAATGAAAAAAAATATGTAGGTTATATAAAATATTCAAATATAAAAAATATACCATCTTATAGATACTTTTATGATGATGAGAGAATAAAACAATTAGTATACGAGATTTATAAAATAGATATAAATTTATATAATTATACATTTGAAGAGTTTTTGAAATTAAATTAATATAATTTACTTTATAATATATTATAAATATAAGTAATATATTATTAATGATACATCCTACTATATATAGAATATGTGCATCATCTTGTGGAGCATTATCCACGCTTCCTTTAGATGTTGTTCAAACTAAAATACTTTCCGGAGAAAAAGATATATTTAAAATAAGCGAATTAAAATGGACATTGTTAATGACCTTTTTATTTACCATACAAAATAGTGTTTATGAGTTTACTAGTTTTATTCCAAATAAAAGTATACGAGGAACATTATCCGGTCTCTCTGCTTCGCCTTTTTATATATTAGTTGAAATGAAAAAAATGAAAAATAGATTAGGTATTGATCCTTTTTATAAAAAATTTATTTTTTGGTTGACATTTAGAGAGATAATTGTTTATGTTACAATTTATAATTTATTTATGTTAAACATTCCCTATTCAAAACTATTAGCATCTTTATTAGCTAATGGTTTTGGATTTCCATTGAAAATAATTGCTTTTAAAAATGCTTATCCTACATTAAATTATTCTTATGATAAAATTAAAAAAACAGCTGCTATTGAAATAATCAAGTCTTCAATTGGAGATAGCATTACATTATATCTAATATATAATTTTCCTTTCTCTCCATTAAAAATATAATTTAATAATTACTTATAAATTTTTTACAAATAATTATTAATAATGAATGAAGAAGCCGTGCAATTTTTAAATCATTCTCTCAATAATGATAATAATGAATCAATTAATAATTTGACAAGTGAGCTTATCAAAGAGAGAAAGGAAACTATTTTAAATGAACTTCCTATTACAAAGAAAGAATTGGGTAATTTAACAAAAAAATTAAAAGGTTATAGATATGTTGAAGAATTACAGGAATTACATATTGGATGCTATATTCGTTGGATTAAATTGAAAAATCCAGAAGATGAAATAAAATTAACAAATGGGGCATTATTATGTGATATAAAAATAGAAGATAACATATTATTAGTATGTAAAAATAATATGAATCGTATATTTAATGTTAATATGTCTGAAAATCTTATATTTCAAAAATTAACTGACCAAGAAAAAATTATTCTTTATGCTATTGATTGTTTAAGTAAATAATTACTTTAATTAATTTTATTTACATTAAGAATTCTATAATTTGTAGGAGACAAAAATTCAAAAGCATATATATTGTTATATTTAAGATTAGTTAATTTTTCATAACTAAAACCAACTATGGATTTAGTATTAAATTTATTATTTGATAATAAAGTCTTACCACCACCACCAAGAACACCAGCATTAGTTGAAACAAAATACATTTTATTATTTTTTAATAAATCATAAAAATATTTTATAACTGACTTATTATTAATTAATGCTTTGCTATATTTACTATTATTTGAAAAGATAATAATAAAAGGATTTTTAATATCTTTACTGTTAATTATTGTCCATTCATCATTTGCTTGATCATAAGATAATATTATTTTATTGTTATCATATTTCTTATCATGGCCTGATAATGAATATCTATGATGATGTAAGCATAATCCAGGGTCTACTCTGTTTTCTTGTTTACATAAAATATTTTCATCTTGGTTTGGCATTAAACCTTTTGCGATGGCTTGTTCTACTGTTATAGCGTTAATATCACAACCATTACGAATTACATTCATTGGGAAATGATTTTTTGATAAAGTAGTTGGTAAATTATTTTTGTATTTCATAAATGCTCCTTGTAAATATTGACTTTGAGATATAGCTCCTCTTCCATTCAATGTTTTGGCATATGGACCTCCTGATGAAGCTGATACACCATGACCCACTATCATTTTCTTACTTCCAACAAACCATGAACATGGGAACCCTGAATTACAAGAATATTTAAATCCCTCAAGCGGTCCATTTTCTAAATAAAGAGAATAGTGTGATACTGAATCATTATCAGCATGTTTTGCCATTATATATTGTCCTTGTGTATGATGTTGTTGATATCCATTATCAATTGGTTGAACCCAATTAATAGGAGGAACAATAGGATTACCAGCTTCATCATATGTAATTCTATCAGGATTATAAGCACTATGTAATGTTCCAATATATCTTGTTTCAATCATTCCTTTAGTATTTTTAACAGATGTTTTTACAATTTCATCATCATTTTTAGTGCAACATAATCCACTAAAATGTAATTCGCGTTCATATGTTCCTACTTTAGATGTTGGTAAATTTAATCTTCCTCTCCATCCTCCACCATGACCCATAGGTTCAGTTCCTCTATATGGAGTTCTTGCTTGACGTCTTCCTAAATTAGTAGTTTTACCCATTGAAGGCACTCTTAATGTTCCATTTAAAGAAAACCCAGTGTGTCCTTTGCCAGATATTGGGGCAATTCTAGGATTACCATTATTAGTTTTTCTTTTTAAAGTTGCTAATGACATTACTTATTATAATATAATGTTATAATAAATAATTAAAAAATACTAGATTATTATAAAAATTGATATATAACATTAGTTGTGTTGAATTGACTAGATAATTTAGCTTTTATATTACCATAAGAGCGGTTTGAATAAACATAAATATTTCCTGTAATAGTTTGATTACCAAATATGTCAAAACCTAAGTCAATACTTTTAACATTTCCTTCAAAAATTATGTTATTTAATTTATTCTTGTAAAAAGCACTTCTATCAATTCTAGTAACAGAATTAGGTATAGTAACAGAAATTAAATTATTATCTGCAAAAGCAAATTCATAAATATTAGTAACAGAATTAGGTATAGTAACAGAATTTAAACTATTAACTGCAAAAGCATTAACATTAATATTAATAACAGAATCTGGTATAATAACAGAAGTTAATTGATTCCGATCAAAAACAGCTTCATCAATGCTAGTAACAGAATTAGGTATAGTAACAGAAGTTAATTTATTCTGACTAAAAGCACCTTGACCAATAATAGTAACAGAATTAGGTATAGTAACAGAAGTTAAATTATTCTCTGAAAAAGTAAATTTACCAATATTAGTAACAGAATTTCCTATAATAACAGTATTTAAGCTGTTGTCAGCAAAAGCGCCAATTCCAATAGTAGTAACAGAATCTGGTATTGTAACATTATTTAAGTTGTTATTATAAAAAGCATTATTTCCAATAGTAGTAACAGAATCTGGTATTGTAACATTATTTAAGTTGTTGTTATAAAAAGCATTATTTCCAATAGTTTTAACAAAATCTGGTATAACTACATTGGTAATTTTAAATGTATTATATGTTGTATTATTTAAAATAATATCTGTTTTTTCACTTGTATTATCATATGTTAATGTATAATTTTCAATATTCTTAGTAACATTAGAAGTAATATTTGCTGATATAAATTTGGGGTTGTCAGCAAAAGCGCCAATTCCAATAGTAGTAACAGAATCTGGTATTGTAACATTATTTAAGTTGTTGTTATAAAAAGCATTATTTCCAATAGTAGTAACAGAATTACCTATAATAACAGAATTTAAACTGTTACTGGCAAAAGCATCATCACCAATATTAGTAACAGAATTTGGTATAGTAACAGATTTTAAACTGTTATCAGCAAAAGCACCTTCACCAATAGTAGTAATAGAATTAGGTATATTAACAGAAGTTAAACTGTTACTGGAAAAAGCACTATTACCAATACTAGTAACAGAATTTGGTATAATAACAGAAGTTAAATTATTATTAGAAAAAGCAAGATAACCAATACTAGTAACAGAATTAGGTATATTAACAGAAGTTAATTTATTAAGTAGAAAAGCAGCAAATCCAATGCTAGTAACAGAATTAGGTATAGTAATATTTTGTATTGTATATGAGGGAATTTCACCGTCGTAATTCTCTGATAATAATTTTCTTATAAAAGAATTGTATATTGTTTCAACATCCGAAAAAATAGTAACTGTTTTAGCATTCTTGAATATCGGATTGCTAGTATCTAAAATATTAGCAAAGTAGTAATTAATAATTGTTCCATTTAAATATATAATTTGTAAGTTATATTCGATTGGTTTATCACATAATCCTCCACATCTTCCTGTATGTGGTTTATCCATAGTTCCTGGTTTTAATTGAGCACGACGTGCTAATGCTCTTCTTATACCTGGATTTGATGCTCTCCCACCACTTTGAACTCCGGCACCTGGAGTATAAACATTAAATAAATTAGTAGGTCTATTATATTGTAATGCCATTTGAGAAAGAGTTTTTCTAGAACCACCACCTACAATACCAATTTTGCCTGGATAAGACATATATATATTTATATAAATAAAATAAATATATATTTAGAAAGCAGAGCCTCCAAAAATACTAAAACCTTCATTTGCTGCCATTGGTTCAAAATTACCCCCTCCAGGTGTAGCAGCATCGACTAGAGGAGTATTTGGACCTTGATACATTTTATTAAAATTAGGACCTTGATTTAAATTATTATTATGAACTTGATTTATATGTTGTGATTCAGTCATTCCATTCATATTTTCAGGATTAATATTCATGCTCATTGTAGGTGGTCCACCTAGATTTACTTGATTTAATCTATCTGCTTGGCTAGGTTGATGTTGGCCATTAGAAATAGGTTGTTTTGTTTTATAATCCTTTTTTCCTTTTGGTTCTTCCCGATTACCTTCCCACATATCAACTAATCTCTCTAAAAGAATATTAATTTTGCTTCCTAATTTAGTTTGCATTGTAAATAAGGCAATGAATAAGGGAATGATAAAGTTAATTTCATTAAATGATGGATAATTGGATTGAGAATATGTAGGTACAAATCTAATTATTCTATTGATGAACCAAATAGATAATAAGATTAAAGTAATAGTTCCAAAAACTTCAAAGAAAATTTCTAAAGTTCCTTTTGTTGGGTCTTCTTCAGGAGTTATATAGTTAATAGATTTGAGAGATAAAATAACTAATGGGATTGCTAAAAAAGAATATTGAAAATAGTTCATGATTGTATTTTTATTGTCTTCTTCAAAATTAAATACATATGAAAAAAATCCTTCTTTTTTAGATATTTTATCATCATTTTCTTTAATACTTTCCATTATGTTTTATAAAAAGAAATTAAAAATATAAATAAAGATAATATAAATGCTAAAAATAGCATTAGATACGTTAAAGTATGGAGAAAGTAAAAATCCAGAAGACAAACATGATGAATATCAGTATATTAATTTAATTAAACATATATTAGATTATGGAACTATGATAGAAGGGCGGAATGGAAATGCTTTAACAATTTATGGGTCATCTATGCATTTTTCTCTTGAAAATAATACATGGCCACTGCTTACATCAAAAAAAGTGGCTTGGAAAACATGTGCTAAAGAATTATTTTGGTTTTTAAAAGGTTCGACATCTAATATTGAGCTTCGAAAGCAAAATGTTCATATTTGGGATGGTAATGGAAGTCGAGATTTTTTAGATAGTAGAGGATTAACAAATTTAGAAGAAAATGATTTAGGACCAGTATATGGTCATCAATGGAGATTTTTCAATGCCTCATATGAAAATTGTAATACTGATTATAATGGTAAGGGTGTCGACCAGATTAAATATATTATTGATTGTTTAAAGGACCCAAAAGAAAGATATTCGCGGAGATTAATTTTGTCAGCATGGAATCCACAACAACTAGATGAAATGGCATTACCACCTTGTCATGTTTTAGCTCAATTTAATGTAATCGGTAATAAATTATCATGTTCTTTATATCAAAGAAGTGGTGATGTGGGTTTAGGAGTTCCTTTTAATATTGCTTCTTATAGTTTATTAACACATATAATTGGAAAACATTGTGATTTAGAGCCATATGAATTTATTTATCATTTAGGAAATTGTCATATTTACGATGACCATCTAGAACCACTTAGAAATCAAGTAAATAATGTATTATATCCTTTTCCAAAAATTAATATTTTACAAAAATATGATGATATTAATAGTTATAGCATCAAAGATATAGAAGTAGAAAATTATACATCTAACAATGTTATAAAAATGGAAATGCGAAAATAATGAAATATTAAGATATTTATCAAAAATATATGAGTAATTCAGCAACATTAGCAGCAGCTAAAAGAAGAAGGGGAGCATCTCAAAGTCCACCAGTAGCAGCAAGTTCATCTGCTTCATCTTCAAGAAATATTAATCGTGTTCAAAGTGAACCTACTTTAGAAAAAGGAGAGAGACCACAACAAAGAATTAGTCCTATTCAAATATTAGGCATGCATGAAAATAGATTAGAATTTTTAGAAAAACAACATAATAACATGGCCATGGCTTTAAATCAATACCCAAATCCAAATGAAGAAAAAATAGTAACATTAAAAGATTTAGAAGATTTTAGACAAGCTTTTCAAAAACTTTCTTCTACTGAAAAGAAAGTTGAAGGTGGTTCTGTAAATGTTCAACAAATTAAAAAAGAAGTATCTGAAGAATTTACAAAAAATCAATTAACTAATTTAGCAACTAAAAAAGACGTTGAATCATTAATCACTTCAATGAGAAAAGAATTATTAAATGAAAATTTTAAAAGTTTGGAAGATAAAATAAATGCTTTAAAAATTTCTAATAGTGAAGTATCTTCATCAATATCATCATCAAAAGAAATTCAAGAAGTTACAAAAACTCTAACAAAAAAAATAGAAGATTCTATTCCAAAAAATACGGTTACTTCAAAACAATTAGATGATGTGAAACATGAATTAAATAAAAAATTTGATGGAATACAAATTCCAAAAAACTATATTACACCTAAAGAATTAGTTGAATTAAAAAATGAATTAACAAAAAAAGTAGATGGTATTCAAATACCAGGAGATATTATTACTTTAAAACAATTAGATGCTGTGAAACATGAATTAACAAAAAAAGTAGATGGTATTCAAATACCAGGAGATATTATTACTTTAAAACAATTAGATGCTGTGAAAAGTGAATTAACAAAAAAAGTAGATGGTATTCAAATACCAGGAGATGTTATTACTTTAAAACAATTAGATGCTGTGAAAAGTGAATTAACAAAAAAAATAGATGGTATTCAAATACCAGGAGATGTTATTACTTTAAAACAATTAGATGCTGTGAAAAGTGAATTAACAAAAAAAGTAGATGGTATTCAAATACCAGTGGACATTATTACTTTAAAACAATTAGATGCTGTGAAAAGTGAATTAACAAAAAAAATAGATGGTATTCAAATACCAGTGGACATTATTACTTTAAAACAATTAGATGCTGTAAAAAATGAATTTTTCAGTAAAATAAATACTTTAGATAATAATAAAATGAAAACAGGTGAAAATGTTGTAGATGAAAAATTATTTTTAACAACAAAAGCTAGAATAGATACTTTAGAAAATAAAGTAAAGGCATTAGAGGCTATAATACTTAAAAAATAAATTTTAATAAAAATTTCAATAAAAATTTTAATAAAAAATTAGTAATATACTTAAAATATTATTATACATTTTTTTTAATGAATATAATAATATTTATATTAGTATTTTCGATAGTATTATTTATATACATACATATATATTATCATTTTAAGACCAATAATGATTTAGAAATTTTAGAAATTAACAATATTTCAAAAGAGAGATTAGAGGAGATATGTGATTTAAGACAACCATTAACAATGGTTATTGATAATAGTATTTTTAAAGAATTTTTTATAAAAAATTTATTAGAAAAATATCCTAGTTTTGATATTAAAATACGAAATGTAAAAAACTTAGATGATAATACAGAAATATTTTTACCGTTATCTTTAAATGATGCCAATAAATTGATGACTGAAGATAAAGAAGGGCAATATATATCAGAAAATAACAGTGATTTTTTAATAGAAACCAGTATAAATAAAAATATTAGTCTTCATGATTTATTTTTTAGACCATATATGTTATCAAATATAGATTATGATTATATTTTTGGTTCTATAAATTCATATACACCATTAAGATATAATTTAAATTATAGAAATTATTTTTTACTTTTGGAAGGTAAAATAAGAATCAAAATGACACCACCAAAAAATGAAAAATACCTATATTGTAATAAGGATTATGATAATTTTGAATTTCGTTCACCATTAAATGTCTGGTCTATCCAAGAAGAATATAAAAATGATTTTAATAAAATAAAATTTCTAGAAGTAGATTTAGAACCTGGTAATATTATTTACATACCAGCTTATTGGTGGTATAGTATTCAAATATTACAGGAAAATACATCTATATTATCATTTAAATATAGAACATATATGAATAATGTTGCTATTTTACCTCAAGTTATTTTGAAAATAATGCAAAAACAAAATATAAAACACAAAATTATTGATAATTAATAATAAAAATTGATATTATTATATAATAATTATTTATAAAATAAATTATAATATATTTAAATGAGCTATAAAATTTATATAGAAGATCGTAATTATAATATTTGGTCTTGGCATGAAATTGAAAATATGAAAGATGTCACACCGGATTTTTATTGTAAGCCTATTGAAAAAAAATTATTTACTGGTGATATTGTAGATAAAAACTGTATTTTAAAAGAATCCATTGTGAGAGAAGCTATAAATATACCAGGTATAATGATATATGGTAATAAAACATATGGTCGAAGTAATAATGGAAAGTTTTACTATAAATGTATACCAAATGATAAACGACTACCATCCTTTCTAGTAACTTATCAGCAAAAAGATGTAGGATTTAATAAAAAAATGTTAAATAAATTTGTATTATTTAGATTTCATAAATGGGAAGAAAAACATCCGATTGGTGCTATAAATCAGATTATAGGAGATATTAATGTATTGTCTAATTTTTATGAATATCAATTATATTGTAAAAATTTGCATGTTTCTCTATCACTTTTCACAAAAGATACAATGCGCAAATTAAAACAACATAGTAATGAACTTTTTATTAAAACAATTTCAAGTAATAATAAAAGTATTGAAAATAGAATTGATAATTATAAAATTTTCACTATTGATCCAAATTCGAGTGGTGATTTAGATGATGCTGTTAGTATTGATCATGAAAAAATTAGTATTTATATATCAAACGTAGCTATTTTATTAGAGCATTATAATTTATGGAATTCCTTTACAAAAAGAATTTCAACTATTTATTTACCTGATCAGAAACGACCTATGTTGCCTTCTGTTTTATCTGAAGTTCTGTGTAGTTTACTTGAAAATGAATCAAGAATAGCATTTTGTATAGATGTTTATTATAAAGATAATAAAATTATTGACATAAAATATACAAATGCTCTCATTAAAGTCCATAAAAATTTTGTATATGATGAAGAAGAGTTATTGAAATTTACAGATTATAATATTTTAAAAGATAAACTATTAGAATTATCAAAAGAATACAAATATATTAAATGCATTAATGATAGTCATGATGTTATCGCATTTTTGATGATATTAATGAATCATGAATGTGCTAAATACATGGTTGAAAAAAAAATAGGTATATATCGTAATTTAAAATTTAAAGATGTCGTTGATTCAAAAGTTCCCGATGATATATATGATTTTATTAAAATATGGCAATGTTCTTGTGGTTCTTATAATACATACGCGGATGATAATTGTCATGAACTTATGTATGGCGGATTAAAAAAATATACACATATTACATCACCTATTAGAAGATTGGTAGATTTATTAAATATTATTAAAATTCAAGAATCGTTAGGATATATAAATTTATCAGAAGATATGAATAAATTTTACAATTATTGGATTGATAATTTAGAGTATATAAATACAACAATGAGAGCAATTAGAAAAATACAAATAGATTGTAATATATTGAATATGTGTGTAAATAATAAAACTATTATTGAACAAACATATACAGGTTATGTTTTTGATAAAGTAGATAGAGAGAATAAATATAGCCAATATAATGTTTATTTACCAGAATTAAAAATTATATCTAGGGTAAATATCAAAGAAAACTATGATGATTATGAAAAAAAACAATTTAAAATATATTTAATAGAAGATGAAGCAACGCTTAAAAGAAAAATACGACTACAAAAGGTTTCATAATTTATTTTCATCCAAAGAAATTTTCACCACTATATTTAATATATAAGAAATTATCTGGTGATTTATTTTTAGCATATAATTCTTGCATGCTAGTATTTGGATTGGGAATGCTGTTATTAATAAAAAATATTATACTTTGTTTATCTGTTATTTTTAGACGTTTTCTTACAATATATATAAATTGATTAAAAAACATATCTTTTGGACATAAGTATTTATGTTTATCTATTTCGTCTATATTTTTACAATTTTTATTTTTTTCTAAATAAATAAAAACTCTATCTGGATATTTTCGTTTTATATTTTCTACTTCTTCTTTTCTCTCTTCTACACTTTTAGCAAAATGATTTTTCTTTATCATATTTATAAATAAATATAATATTCTTTTGTTATTAAATAAAAATAATAATAAACTTTTATACAGATTCAATATTTTTTGTATCAATAATATATATATATGGCTTATTCGAAAACAGTTCGTAGACATAGAAAACGTGGAAAAAAAGGTGGAGTTCTAACTCGCGGACAAAAAAGACGAGTTGAAGAAGGAGTTCCTGCTGTAGAAACTACGATGCGTGAAGCTCCTAGCAAAAAAGCAACTACAAAAAAAGCACCAAAAGATCTGGAAACATTAGCTGAATCAAAACCAAAAACAAAAAAACCTACTACAAAAAAAGAGCGTAGAGAAGCAAGAGAAAAATTACCATCGGTAATTAAACAAAAACAATCTGCTTTAGAAAAAAAAATAGTGAAAGAATCAAGAGCTAAAAAATTAGAGAGAAAAAAACGTGAAACCAGAATGAAAGGATTCAAATTAAGAAGATTTAAGAAATTTCAAGAATCTCGTAAAAAAAAATCAAAACCACAAATAAAATTACCAAAAACTTTTCGCGCAACAAAAAAAAGATTATCGCCAATAAAAGAATTCTCTAAATCTTCCTCGCCGCGTGATTATAAATCAAGTGTAGATAAAGAAATATTAGCTGGTCTTGAAAAAAGTTTATTAGGATTAAAAATAAGTAGATAGTTGAAAAAATTTACATAATTTTCTCATTATATAAAATTATGTAATCAAATTATAAGTTATATGTAATTTTGGTATGAATTAAATATATAATATTAACTATATATTAAATATACAGTGATTGATTTGTAGCAATATATTTTAATGTTAACTCTGGAATCTGTCTTAATTTTTTTAATAAATTCATATTTTGTAATGTTTCGCAAATCTTTTCTAATTCTAACGCTATATTGTTAATCTTTAATATTGCTTTAATAAATTCACCTAGAAATATTTCTGTTTCACATTTCATAAGATCTATAATATATTTACATTCATGTTCATTTGAACAATTACACCATTGAAATACATAATCAATTAAATCAAAATTGTATTCATATTCCAATCCAGTAAACAAATTATTTTTAATTTCCTGATCTTTATAATATTCAATTCTTTCTACAATATATTTTGATACTTCATAAATATTATTATTCTTTTTAGATGGATTTGTATTTCTTTTATCTTCTTGTAATGAAATATTTGTGAAACAACTAAATATACCAACTAGTTCTTGAGTTGAAATATCAGTGAATCCATTATATTTTATATAAGTATCAGCCATTGCCAATGAATTAACTTCTTGTAATAGCATTGAAATAAATGCTTTATCATTAAGATTATATGAAATATCTATAAAATTATCATTTTTTAAAATATTAATAATTAACTGAATATTATTATCAATATAATTTACAGCATTAATAGCAAAGTTATTTGTTTTATTTCTCTCTTCACATAAATCATTATATTCACTATATTTTTCCATGTCTTTCTTTAAAAATTTATTTTCTTGTTCAAGTTCACTAATTTCTCTTTGTATTTTCTTCTTTTGTTTTTGACTAGCGCTTTTTACACTATCTAATAGTGTTTTATAACTTTCAATAATTTCTTTTTTTGTTCTAAAAATTATACCACTATCAATTCCATCTCTTAATTCATGAATTTTATTATCTAAAATTTCTAACTCTTTATTATAATTATTAATTTCTTTAATAATATCAGTTTGAATAAAACTTTTTTCCATAAATTCTTTTAACTTATTAAAATCATATTCATTCTTAGTATCTTTTTCTATTATATCACCTTCACTTATATCAGTATAATTAATCTTATTAGTAGCTATTACATTTAAAACTAAATTAAATGATATTTTAAATTGTGACTTTAGCATTTTTGGTGAACCAGTAACAATTTTCTTATATTCATTTGATAAAGGCATATCAAATAAATTATTACAATGAATTACATGACCTATTTTATCTAATCCTCTTCTTCCAGCTCTTCCAGCCATTTGAGTATACTCATGAGATAGCAAATATCTCAAACCATTATCTCCATTAAATTTAGATAAAGAAGTAAATATAACAGTTTTAGTTGGCATATTAATACCTACAGCAAATGTTTCAGTAGCAAATAATAATTTAATATAACCTTTTTCAAATAACATTTCTACCATTTCTCTCAAAATAGGCATAATTCCAGCATGATGAATAGCTATTCCTTTTTGTAATAATGTAATTAAATTTTTGAATTCATCTAATTGCGTATATTCTTTATAATTCTTAATTTTGCTTCTTAGAATATTTTCACATTCTTTTTTGATTATACTTGGTGTTTTATCTCCTTCTTCGAAAAGTGATACTTCTATTTCACGTGCGCATAATTCAACATTTTTTCGTGAAAATATAAAGCAAATAGCTGGCAACATGTTATTATTATTCAAATATTTAATAATATCATTTAAAACAAAATGTCTCTTAACAAAATTTCTATTTTTGTAAAAATAGTTTAATATATCACTAACAACATAATAATTCAATTCATTAAATACTCCATTATTATCTGCTAATTTAATTGGTTTATTTACGTATTCTTTTAATTTCTTTTCATATTCTGTATTTTTTGCTATTTTAAAGATAGATTTATTTGTAGATATCCAACCATAATGTGTTAATGGAACAACACGCTCATTTGTTGGACATAAATACAATTTTTTTTCAATACTATCATAAGTTTTATTTTTTTCTTTTTCTATCCAATTAGCAAAAATTTCTGGTTTTTCAATTGTGGCCGAAAGCATAATAAGTTGAACATGTGGAGGTAATAATATAATAGATTGTTCCCATACATTACCCCTATCAGCATCTCCTATATAATGAACTTCATCAAAAACAACAGCACCTAATTCGTTATTGAAATCCATTTCAAAATGAAGATTAATATTTTTATCGTTATTTTTAGATATTAAAGATGAAAATAATGTATTTCTTAAGATTTCAGTTGTCATAATTAATACATCTCCCTCTGGGTTATCTTTAATATCTCCAGTTAATATACCAAAAGATATGTGTGGAAACTTTTTCTTGAAATCATAATATTTTTGATTACATAATGCTTTTATAGGGCCAGTATAAATTACTTTTTTATTTTTTTCTTTGAAAAAGTCAATCGCAAACTCAGCCGCTAAAGTTTTTCCAGAGCCAGTGTGCGCTGTAATAAGAGTATGATGTCCATTTATTATTGAATACAGAGCCCATTTTTGAAAATTACTTAAAATATATGGAAATTTTTGGAAATATTGGTTATAATCAATATCTTTTAAATTATTATCTTTAAAACTATTATCTTCAAAATTGTTATTACAAATAACAACCATTATTATTTATTTATAGTAAATAATATTTAGATTTAAATTATTCAATTTATTTAATAATGACTATAATTATAGCAAATAAATACAAAATTACCGGTATATTGGGCGATGGAACATTTGGCAAAGTATTTAAAGCAGAAAATATTTTAACTAAAAATAATGTTGCTATAAAAATAGAAAAAGAAAAAGAAAGCAGAATTTTGAAATATGAAGCTAGAATCTATAATTTATTACATAATATGAAAAATATTCCAAAAATACGATTATTTGGAACTGAAGAAGAATATACTTATATGGTTATTGATTTATTTAGTTGCTCTATTGATAAACGTGTAACTAGTAATAAAGATAAAATAGTTATATTTAAAAATTCATTGAAAATATTAGAAGATTTACATGATTATGGATTTATTCATCGTGATATTAAACCGGATAATATTTTATTTGAAGAGAGAAATAGTAATCAAGTAAAATTAATTGATTTTGGTTTATCAAAGAAATATCTTGATAAAAATAATAATCACGTTGAATATAAAGATGGAAAGAAAATAATAGGAACAATTAAATATTGTAGTATTAATTTACATAATGGATGTGAACCATCGCGGAGAGATGATATTGAATCATTAATATATACATTTATTAAAGTATATAGTGGAGTATTGTCATGGGATAATTATGATATTAATAATAAAGAATTATATACAGAAAAGGTTTTTGAAGAGAAAAAAAATATTTATAACTTTATAATAAATAATAATATACCTTTTGAATTTGCTTGTATGATTAAATATATTAGAAATGTAAATTATGATGAAAAAATTAATTATGATTATATTGATAAATTATTAGATATAATAATTATATAAATATTAAAAAATTTAATTTGTTTAGTAATTATATATGTTAGGTAAATATACAATTTATGGCGAAAGGTGTTCTGGAACAAATTATTTACAAGATGTTGTTGATAAAAATTTTGATGTTAAAATTACTTGGAAATATGGATGGAAGCATTTTTTTGGATTTCAAGATAAAATATTAAAAGAATCAGATGATACATTATTTATATGTATTGTTAGAAATCCAGTAGACTGGATTAATTCGTTTTATAGAGAAAAACACCATTTAGCATTACAATATGCAAAATTACCAGAAAGAAAAAAACTTGATATCTTTTTAAATAAAGAAGTGCTTAGTGTAAATGATCATGAACATAATTATACTAAATTTAATAAAGAATTATTACATGATAGAAATATATACACTGGTAAAAGATATAAAAATATATTTGAATTAAGACATACAAAAATAAAATGGATGCTTGAAGATTTACCAAATAAAGTTAAACATTGTATTTTTATAAAGCATGAAGATTTAATAAATGATTTTGAAAATACATTAATAAAAATAAAAGATGCTGGATTAAAAGTAAAAGAAAATATTAATTTTCCAATTAATAGTATAAATTATAAAAATAATGATAAAAAAAAATATATAAAGATAAAAAATAACATACCATTAAATTTAATATTAAATAATCCGAATTTAATACCATTATATGAGAAAAAATTATATAATATTGGGGAATTGTCTACCAAATAATAATAAAAACCACAATTACTGTATTCTACATCCCCCTCTAATTATCTTTATACATTTTAATAATAATTTTTATAAATAAAATTTGGCTATAATTTATTCGATAACCATATATTGAATTCAAAAAGTTCATATGTAAAACCAGCATAAAAATTTCGCATATCAATCATGTCTTGGTCTACTATTTGATTATATAATATATATGTTTGTTCAATATCTGTTATAATATCCAAACAAGTTTGATTTGTATTATTTGCTATTTTAATAATATCGGTAATATTATTATTTTCAATAAGAAACTTATATTTGAAAATATAACTATAATTATTATATAATTCATTAATATTTTTCATTAAATTATTAATATTAATATCAAAATTTACAATAAAATTAATTTTATTATTTAAAAATTTTTTTAATAATTTTTTTAGATAATAATCTCTATGAATACTTAATTTAATTTCATTTTTTATATCATCTGGTAATTTTAAATATAATTGAAATATTTTGTTCTTTTTGAATGTTATCCATGCTGTTTGTATAATTAAAGCATAATTATAAAATTCTTTTTGAGCATGAATATAGCAAATTTTTTTATTATTAATAGAAATATATAATTTATTTTTACATTTTCTATTATTTTTTGTATAACAACTACAATTGCTAGCCATTATTATAGTAATGTTATCTGTATTATTTAATAAATTTTGATATTTTATTTTCAATTTCTTTAAAAACTAATTAAATATTTTTATTAATATATTTAAAGCGTTCAACATATATGATAGTATAATACAATATGAGCGAGAGTGATAATGGCATTCATTTTCCCACTACAACAGACAAAACAACTGTGTCTAAGACATCTGGACGTGTAAAATGGTTTAATAACAAATCTGGATATGGTTTTATTACAATTTCAGGTGGAGAATATGAAGGAACTGATATTTTTGTTCACCATTCTTCTATTAGTGTAGATAAAGAACAATATCGTTATCTAGTCCAGGGTGAATATGTGGAATTTGATCTAAAAGAAATGGTAGACAGTGAACATAAATGGCAAGCATTGGATGTCAGTGGTATTTCGAGTGGGAAACTAATGTGTGAAACGCGCCTAGAAACACGCGAACCACGCACAGAAACTACATCAACTACATCAAGAGGTTCAACAAGTACTACACAAAAAACACCACGTTCATCATATCGTGTTCGCCCTCATGGTCCTGGTCCTCGTGAAGGTGATGAATGGATGCTCGTTCGTCGTCGTGCTTCGACAGGACGAACTGAACATGCTTCGACAGGACGAACTGAACATGCTACGGTTCGTTCTCGTCCTCCTCGCTCTGTTAAAGAATAAATAAATTATTAATAAAAATTTATAAATAAATAAATAAATAAATAAATAAATAAATAAATAAATAAATAAATAAATAATTGATTTTATATAAAAAAATATTAATTTATATAAAATATTAATGCGAAGAATAAAGTCTGCTCCTGCCGAATTATGTTCAATGGTTAATAGAAAAAAAAGAAATTCTATATCAAAAATTTCTTCTAATGCTATTATTCCTTCAAATACTTATGAGAAAATAAAAGAAGAAAAAAAAATTGTTAAATTGTTAACAGAAATAAGTAATGATATTTCTGGTCAAAATGATATTATTAGTCAAGAAATAGGGTATTACATGTTATTAGTAGGATCGTTTGTAAATCAAAATTTTAGAAGAAAAATTACTTTGGAAAACGTTAAGAATTTTATTATAGAAATGTTTTTAAGATATATTGTTTCAATTACTTATCACTTTATTATCACTAACCAAGAAAAACTTATTGAAATTGTAATAGATAATCATGGACATTTAGATAAAGTAATAGATAATATACATCTACTTAAATAAATTTTATTAATTATATACAATAAAATGTATATTAATATTTATAAAAAATCTATAAATGCTATCATTAAAAATTTAGAAAATGAAATAAAAATGTTAGAAAAAAAAATTTTACTTTTACAAACATATAACTAACAAAACTATACCTGATATAGTTCCTAAAATTGTTCCACATAGCCATATTTTTATACATTTTTTATTTTCTTCGTTATTATTATTTTCTAACAAATTCTCTCTTATTTCAATTTCCTTTTCTGGCGGATTTAAATGAATACCTTTAGAAAATTGATTAACTTGTTGACATATAAAACAAACATTATTTCTATTATTTTTTTTATACCAATCCATTATACATTTTAAATGGACTGGATTATTACAACATTCAGGTATTATAATACCTTCATTATTATTTATGTCATTTAAACATATTGGACATTCTATTACATCATTTAGCATTTTTATATATATTTAGTTTATTTAAATTAATGTTCCTATATAATTTATAAATAAATATAATATATATACCATTGTAATATTACAATTATAAATTTTTAATATAATAATTAGAAATAAGTAAAATATTATTTTCATTTTTCTTAAATATTTTTTTATATTTTTATATTATATAATGGCTCGTTTAACAAGAAGAAGAAGAATACATAAAAAGAATTCAAGAGGTGGTGCTATTGGACAATTTCTTGATGAAGTTGGTTCTTCACTTAAAGGATTAGTATCTAGAACAAGAAAAAAAGGTGCTGAATTAATTGAACAAAGTTCAAGTGCTGTTTCTAATACTGTTAAAGGAACTGAAGGTGTTGTATCAAATGTTACTGGACAACTTCAAACAACAGCACAACAAATGATGGGTGGTAAAAAACATAGAATACATAAATCTCGTAAATCTCGTAAATCTCGTAAATCTCGTAAATCTAGAAAAATGATGGGTGGTAAAAAACATAGAATACATAAATCAAGAAAATCTCGCAAATCGCGTAAATCAAGAAAATCTCGCAAATCTCGCAAATCTAGAAAAATGATGGGTGGTAAAAAACATAGAATACATAAATCAAGAAAATCTCGCAAATCGCGTAAATCAAGAAAACATTAAAATTATATGATCTTATTCATAATATTATATAATTTATTTACTCCATTATATAATAAGTTATAACTAGAATCGATATAACTATTATCAAATATACTCAAACATTCTAAATTTTTTAAAAATATATTTTGTCCAATAGTATTATTAAAATCTATATTCTCTCTACTGTAATTATAAATATTACCTTTTTCATTACAATTAGTAAAATGATCTAAATTATATTTACTAATTGTTTTTTTTAAATCAGATCTACTTTTTACATATATAGGAACAAAAGATGGTGATTTTTGTATTTCTTTACTTGTTTTATTTGGATCTATTAAATAAGATGATGTATTTTCCCAAGAACTAAAATTAGACATTTTTTTATCTTTAGATTCAATTTTTAGAGATCTATCTATTTGACAATTATTTGAGCATACAGTTCCATCAAAACATCTATAAATTTTATTTTCAATATCTATGTCGCGATCACATTCACAACATTTTAACATTAATTATTATATTGATATATTGATATAATAATTATTACTTAATAAATAAATAAGTTTTCAATTTAAATAAAAATTAAATAATTTAAAATAAAATAAAAAATTCAATATTCTGAGTTTCTTTTTTAAGTAAAAAAAAGAAAAAATAAAAAAATTGAAAAAAGAAAGATGTAGAGGGTGAAGGAAAGGAGTATGAATTCAAAGATGGAGAAAGCGATGTCCAAGATGTTGTTGGAAGTAGTATCAGAGATAAGTAGGAAGTATGGACTA